GATATCCGCGCGCAGGCTGTTGACGATCTGCGATTCTACGCTGACGAGCAGTGGCCGACGCGTGAGCGATGATCGTCCTCCGCGACTACCAGACTGCGCTCATCGACCAGACCCGCGACGCGATGCGCCGCGGCGTGAAACGCATCCTGATCACCGCACCAACGGGTTCAGGCAAGACAAATCTGACCGCGCACATGCTCGCTAGTGCCGCCGCGCGTGGCCGGCGCTGCTGGTTCTGCGTCCACCGAAAGGAACTGCTTGACCAAAGTGTCTCAACATTCATCGAAGCGGCTGACATCCACACAGGCATCGTGGCCGCGCAGTATCCAGCATCGCCCCTCGCTCCGGTGCAGGTGTGTTCAGTGCCTTCCTTGGCACGTCGCAGCGCTACTCTCAGCCCGCCTGACCTCATCGTCTGGGACGAAGCGCACCACATCGCCTCGAGAAGCTGGGCCACAATCGCGCAGCAATTCCCGCACGCGACACACATCGGCCTCACCGCCACGCCGCAACGCCTCGACGGCCACGGACTAAAGCCATTCTTCGACGTGCTCATCCAAGGGCCGACGACGGCGGAGTTGATCGCGCACGGTTATCTGTCAAGTTATCGCTTTTACGCGCCTGGTGTCGGACCCACGCTTGATGGCATTCACACACAAGCCGGCGACTTCAACCGAAAGGAGCTTAGCGATGTTATGGAAGTTTCTACTGTTGTGGGCGATTGTGTATCTCACTATCGTGCTCACTGCATGGATAGCCGAGCGCTGGTCTTCGCGTGGTCGCTCGAATCCTCGCGCCGACTGGCCGAGCAGTTTTCGGCTGCGTCGATTCCGGCAGCGCATGTGGATGGAGAAACGCCGCGCGCAGAGAGAACGGCAGCGATGGCGAACTTCCGCTCAGGAGCCATTAAGGTCCTCTGCAATGTGGACCTCTTCGGTGAAGGGCTCGACGTGCCTGCCGTCGATGCCGTGTTCCTGCTGCGGCCAACTGCATCCCTTGGACTATATTTGCAGCAAGTGGGCCGAGGATTGCGCCCACACGCGGGCAAATCCGTCGTAAGAATCTTCGATCATGTGAACAACTGGCAGCGTCATGGACTCCCTGATGATGCGCGGGTCTGGTCGCTGGATGGCGCGACGAAGCGCGCGAGCCAGTCGGAGCAGATGGCGAAGCGCTGTGCGCAATGCTTCGGCGTGTCGCCAATCTCTGCGAAGGTCTGTCGCTACTGTCAAGCGCCATTCATGGTGAAGGCGCGCAAAGTGATTGAGGAAGCGGGCACATTACAAGAAGCGGATCTCGACGTGCTGCGCGTGCTCTGCGGCACGATGCCGGCGACGCCTGCGCGTCCGACGTCGCTGGCGGAGTGGCAAGCGCTCGCGCGGCAGAAGGGTTACAAGTTAGGTTGGGCATGGCATCAACATCGGCTGCACCTAACACAAAAACGCGCGTAATTGTCTAAATAAAGCATATTTCACCAAAATGTCACAATTACTGTAAGTGATGCAAATCTCGTCTAAATCGATAGGCCTGTAAACCGCATTGGCGGCTCGTAGTTGAACACGAATCGCGCTCAGCCACTTTGCCTCGTCTGAACCGAGAAACGCGCTCATATTCAAAATCGGGTATCTCACAGAATGACTGAAACCGCCCTGCTCTCGCGCCTGCTCGTCCGTGCTTCTCAGCTTGGGATGCGCGTCTGGCGTAACAATTGCGGTCAGCTCAAGGATGCCCGCGGGCACTTCGTGCGCTACGGCGTGGCCAATCCGGGCGGCTCGGACCTCATCGGCTGGACTTCAGTAGTTGTGGACGCCAGTATGGTGGGCCGGCGCATCGCCGTGTTCACGGCCATCGAGGCGAAGGTTGGCCGCAATACGACCACGGAAGCGCAGGACCACTTCCTCCATGTCGTGCGCAACGCCGGCGGGATTGCGTGCGTCGCGCGGCAGGTCAGCGATATAGACGCCGTGCTCGAGGAGACCGCAACATTTTGCGATTGTCCCGCGCATCGGTAAGTTGTAGGGTTGAGCACGGCTCAGCAATGCGGTAAACTACTCGCGCGGGGACAACTCCTCGCAGCCGGGCGGAGGTGGCCGCCTCTTCGCTCGACGACATGCGCTGCTTTCCCAGTGCATGGCCCGGCTCTTCTGTGACATTCGGAAAGGGATGTCTCCAATGCTCATTACGTCAAAATACGAGTCGTGGTGCAATCGCTGCGGCAAGGTTCGCATTGCGATTGGTGATCGGTGCGAATGGGCACCGCCAGCCAAAGGCGTGACCTGTCTCACCTGTCTCGGCACATCGCCTCCTGCGCAACTGCCGAAGAAACCTGCTACCTCGTTTCAACCTGCCACGTTCTCACGCCACGATGATGATGTGGCAGCTGTCTTCTCGGTTCCGGTGCTCCCGCCCGCCCTTGCTGCACTTGAAGGGCTCGAAGTGCAGTTCGTGCGCATGGCGGCCAAGACATCCACACCGGCCATTGACAGCGCTTGGAGCAAATACGAAAAAGTGAAAGCGCTCGCTATCGGCAACCGCATCGTGCCAGAGCAACGCGTCGCACTCAAAACCGCGCTGGTGATTCTGGTGACAGCAATTTTTTCAGAGGAGAGTGCGTATGTCGTCTGACCTCACCCATCAACCACGTCCAGTAACACAAAATGCGTCGCTCGCAGAGCGCATCAAACAGCAGAAGCAAGCGACTGGCACATTCTTGCTCTTGGATTGTAGCGGAAGCATGAGCGACGAGATTGCGCCGAACGAACGCGCGATTGACAAGCTTCGGAAAGTCGCCCGCGATCTCCGGAAAGATGCGCCATCGTTGCGTCAGGTGATTTTCCCAGCGCATGATGACTCGGATCAGGCGCTGGAGATTCAGAGCGACATTCCGGAGCCGCGCGGTCTCACGCCGCTGGCGGAGGCGATTACGTATAGCGCACAACGCGGTGCTGTGCATCTGATTATCGTGAGCGATGGGATGCCGAACTCTGGCGAAGCTGCGCTGCGTTCGGCTGAGCACGCGCGTTGCAAGATTGATGTGTGCTATGTCGGCGCTCCGAATGGGATCGGCGAAGCGTTTTTACGCCAGCTTGCTGCACTGCATGGTGGTCAGTGCAATACGATTAATCTAGCGACGAAAGCGCTTGAGACGAAGATTCGCGGGTTGTTGAGCGCGTAAGTCTTGTGGCGATCAACTGGACGGCGCATCTGGATTGCACGGCACGCGGGCCGATTCCGAATCTCAGCAACGCAGTCGCTGTGCTCCATATCGATCCCGCATGGGTGCCTGCGCGCCTCTGGTATGACGAGTTCTTGGATCAGATTCTCTTCGCAAACAGTCCTACGCATGAACTCACCGACGAAGATGTGAGCGCGTTCACGGCGTATCTACAAAAAACCGTTGGAATGCGGTCGGTCTCTGAATCGGTCTCGGCATCAGCCGTGCGCTACGTCGCGCATCAACGCGTGCGACATGTCGTGCGGGAATGGCTCGTTTCGCTCGTGTGGGATGGTATTCCGCGGATCGCTTTAGCTTTCGAGGACCATTGGGGCGTCACCTGTGATGCGTCGCAGCCGTGCGAATATGTGCGGGCCGCAAGCCAGAACTTTCTCATTGGGCTGGTGGCACGCATTTTTCAGCCAGGCTGCCAGCTTGATACGATGGTCGTGTTTGAAGGGGCACAAGGCATTAAGAAAACCTCAGCGCTTCGCGTGTTAGCGGGCGATTGGTATGGCAGCGCCAGCGAATCAGTGCAACGTAAAGATTTTTTTGAGTGTTTACGCGGCAAGTGGCTGGTGGAGGTGGGCGAACTCGATGCGTTCACGCGTGCAGAAATCACCCGCGTCAAGATCGTTATTAGCACGCCTGTGGACCGCTATCGGCCGAGTTATGGGCGCTACGCGAGAGATTATCCGAGGCAGTGTGCCTTTGCCGGCACCACGAATCGCGATGATTGGGGCAACGATGAAACCGGCCTCAGACGTTTTTGGCCGTTGCAATGCGGTGTGATTAACCTTGACACGCTCGTAGCGTCGCGCGAGCAACTTTTTGCGGAAGCGGTATATCAGTTTCATCAGCACGCCACCTGGTGGGAGATGCCAGCCAGCGCCGTTGAAGTGCAGTCGGACCGTCAACATTTTGATAATTGGACCGAGGTGGTTACGACATGGGCTGATTTAGAGGTGTTAAAAGGGGCTGGTTTTGTGACAATCGCAGACATTGGGAGCGCTGCTTTGAAACTTCCGATTGCTCAGCTTGATAAAGCCGCGCAAATGCGGATAGCACGGATCTTACGGCTATCTGGATGGGAGCGAAAACAACAGAGAACGGGTAATATCATTACGAAAATTTGGGTTAAAGGTGGTTACGGTGGTTACGGTGGTAACATTTTAAGTGTTTGATTCTAAAGGACCGTATCTGCCGTATCCACCGTATCCACCTTATATATATATATGAAGTCTACATGATGTCACATGATCTCTAGGAAGTCTTAGGAACTAGGTGGTTACTGGTTACGGTGGATACAAACCTATGGCATACTTCTTGACGTGATATCGGATAGCTAACCGGAATGGCCAACCCGAACCCCGTCCGCGTCCGCACACTCCCCAACGGCCCTGGTCACGGCCGCACGAAGGGCAGCAAGAACAAGCTGACCCGCGCGATGGTCGAGAACGAATTGCGCGTCGTCGCGATGACGAATGCCGCGCGTCTGATGTTCGGCACCGGCAAGCGCAAATACACGATGCGCGAGATTGCCGAGATGCCGGAAGCGTTGCAGCGCTGTATTGCGTCGGTGAAAGTCAAGACGGAGAATCTCACGGCGGGCGATGATGCGCAGGATCACACGGTCGAAATCAGATTATGGCCGAAGGTGCAAGCGCTGGAACTCTGTGCGCGGGCGCTTGGCATGCTGAAAGATGTGCATGTGCATGAGTGGGACGAAGCGCAGCTTTCACGACTGGATGAGTGGAAACAGAAAAATCGAAAAGACGAATAATGCAGCGTCAATATTTACCGTTGCTCCGAGCCGATCTTACAGATGCAGATTTACAGCAACCTCGATGCGTAGAGTGCGGTAAGCGTCTCTGTGATGATCAACTCGATGGGCCGAGAGGCCACGCGGTAAAATATTGCTCGCGCTTTTGCGCGCAACGTCACCTACGGCCACCCAAACGCCAGTATCAGAACTTATTACGTCCATGAGTCCATCACTCGGGCCGTGGGTGAAAGCCGAAGGACGCTCTGTTCCCCTCTCAGCCTCGTCGGGTTTTGAACAGGATCTTCACAGCCTGTGCGCAGCGCACTATGCGGACCCGCTCGGCTGGGTGCGCGGCGCGTTCCCGTGGAGCCGGCCGGGACCGCTCGAGCCGTGGAAGGAGCCTGACTTCTGGCAGTGCGAGTTTCTCGAGTGGCTTGGCGGCGAAATTACATCGCGTAAATTCGATGGCATCCATCCGGTGATGCCGATTCGTGGCGCTGTCTCGAGTGGCCACGGCATCGGCAAGGGCGCGCTGACTGGCATGTTGGTCGCGTTTATCATGAGCACACGCCGCGATGCGAAGGGCGTTATAACGGCCAACACCAACACACAGTTGCAGGATAAGACATGGGCCGCGATTCAGGTGTGGATGAAGCGCGCGCTGACGGCACACTGGTTCGAGATGAACCAAGCGATCATGTATCGTCGTGGCTTTCGTGAGCAGTGGAAGTGCAGCCCGCAGACGTGCGACCCGGACAACAGTGAAGCGTTCGCCGGCCAGCACAACGTGGCGTCGACGAGCTTCTACGTGAACGACGAAGACTCAAACGTGCCGGACATTATTCACGAAGTGCAGGAAGGCGGCTTGACCGATGGCGAGCCGATGCAGTTTCTGTTCGGTAACCCCACACGACGAAGAGGCGCGTTTCATGATGTGGTGTTCGGTGGCAAAGGCGCGCATTGGAAGACATGGGTGATTGATGCGCGGTCATGTCGCTTTCCGAATAAAGCGTTGATTGCAGAACAGCAGGCTGATTATGGCGAAGACAGCGACCGGTTCCGTGTCAGGGTCCGCGGCATCCCGCCGAAAGCAGAGGATGCGCAATTCATTGATAGCGGCCGTGTCTTGGAGGCCCAAAAGAGACAGGTGTTGGCACTCCCTGACGAGCCATTGGTTGCAGGATGCGACCTTGCTTGGGGAGGATCTGATGCTAATGTTATCCGTTTCCGACGCGGTCGTGACGCACGAAGCATTGCGCCGATACGGATACCTGGAGAGTTGACCCGCGATCCGTCGGTGCTCACAAACCGTCTCGCGGATGTCCTGACCTCGACCTACGACGGGCATAAGGTCGCGATGTTGTTTCTGGATTCGGCCGGCATTGCCGGCGCGGTCGGCACCAGATTACGGGCGCTGGGCCACACGAATCTGTTGGAGGTGAACTTCGGCGCAGACAGTCCCGACCAGAAGTGCCGGTATATGCGGGACTTCATGTGGGCGCAGATGAAGGATTGGTTGCTGGTGGGTGCGATCGATAAGTCACCACGGCTTGAGGCCGACCTCACAGCCCCAGGTATCCGCGAGGAGCTCCAGCAGCGGATCTGGCTGGAATCGAAGAAAGACATGAAGGCGCGAGACGTGCCGTCTCCGGATGAAGGCGATGCCCTAGCGTTGACGTTCGCCCAGATTGTGAAGGTGCCTGGGCAGCGCAAGGGTTCAACGGGCTGGGCGAGCGAATCCCAGACCTATGCGAGCTGATAGGTGTATGCTACGGCGTGCCCGCGCACCGCGAAGAACGACTCTGGTGGTTTCCGACGTTGCAGACCTACTGGCTGGAGTCGGGCGATGCCGCGGCGGATTACGCCGTGGTGAAGGCGCACCCTGATGCGGTCTATGTGGCGCGGCCGGATTTAGTGGATGACATTGCGATGCATGCGCTGCGGCGCGATGCGCGGAAGCGGTTGATGGCAGCGCAGAAAGAGGCGCGTGATGCCTGACACGTGGGACTACAGCGACGAGCAGGCGCTGCTGGCGAAGTCGGTGCGCGAACTCGGTGTGCGGGTCGAAGCGTTGGAGCGGCAGTGCGCGCAGCTTATCGCGGACTTGACGGAACTCAGAGCGGGCGTGCAACGTGCGGCCGAGTATCAAGGCGTCACGCATCTGTTGAGTCCACAATGACGCAGCCCTACCGCTATCAGCCGTTCACCGTGACGTATGCGCCATTGTTGGATGAAGCCGTGCTCGTGGTGCGGCGCACGACGCGACGCGCGGGCCTCAGCACGATCAGCGGGAAGCCACGCAACATTTACGACCGGAAGCGCACGCCGTTTGCGGATGATGTCGTGGTGAGTATCGCGCGACTGCGACGAGAGGAGCGCATTCATGCCAGCCAAGAGTAAAGCACAGCAGCGGTTTATGGCGATGGCGGAGCACAATCCGACTGCGCTCTATGGCCCGAAGCCAAACATGACGCATCAGCAATTGCACGACTTCGCGGCGACGCCAACGAAGGGCTTACCGACACACGTCAAGGTGAGCAAGCCCGCGCGTGAACTCTCGCCGGAGCATGGCAAAGCGCTGGCGTTGGCCTCACATCCACACGCGCAGCGGCTTGGGAAATGGCTCCATCCGAAGAAGGCGCGCTGATGGCTAAGAAGACGGAGCGCCGCTGTAAGCCTGTTACGATGCTCGAGCGCGTGCAACAACTTGAACATACCGTTAATAACCTCCACCGACATCAAGAGAGGCTCATTATGACTGCACAGGATCTCCAGACGGCGATTGACGGACTTACGGCAGTCGTGGCGAAGGTCGCCGCCGACGTGGCCGCACTCAAGGCGACGCCCGCGCTGATTACGCAAGAGCAGCTGGATAAGGCCACGGCCGACGTGACGGCGGCGAACACGGCGCTTGGAGCGCTGTAATGGCCGCTGAAGATCGACGCGATGCCGCGCTACACGAAGCGTTCGCGACTGATACTAATTCCGGCATTCGCATACGTTATCTCAAGCAATATGACATCAATACCGATGCGACTTCCTCTCAGCATCTTGATACGTTTAGTATAAGCACTACTGAACTCTGCGCAGTGCTTTGTGAGCAACGGTTAACGTTGACGGCGTATTTGCTGAGTAAGGTGAAAGCTGGCGATTGGCACGCGGTGCAGGATGCCGCCAGCGATATCAGGGAAATCGAAGCCAAGCTCTCGGTGCTTCGTGTCTGACCTGACGTGTCCCGTTTGCGGTGGCGTGGCGGAACCTAAAGCCAGCATCGGTGCTCTTGTGATCTGTGCGATTTGCGGGGCGACGCTGTTGCTTGCAGATGGTCACGCGCGTCAAGCGAGTTATGCCGATACCGAGGGACTGTCTTCTGCTGATCGAGAGATACTGGTTGCCGCCCGCGTGCCGTTTCGTCGTCTGAAACGTCATGCCTAATATCAAAGACCCGAAGACTGGCATCGCGATTCGATTCGTGCAAGCGTGGCAACCCGAGTCGTTGCCAACATTGAGCGATATCGATTATGCATTCTTGATTGCCGTCTATGATATTCGTGATTGCTCGTTCGCAGATAAATTCAGTGACGCATTAGCATTTCTTCGAGTGCGATTTGCTCATGCCTGAACTGTCCGAGCGCGATAGCGACCTGCTGAAACTCGCGAAAGCGCGATTTAAGCAAGCTGCGGAAGCCTCCGAGAAGCAACGTGAGCGTGAGCGCGAAGATATCCGCTTCTACAACGGCGACCAATGGAGCGCTGAACAGAAGCGTGCGCGCGAAGGGTCCAACGCAAGCGATGGCACGCCAGTGCCGGCGCGGCCCACATCCGTCGTGAACAAAGTGCGTGGTCCCGTCAGTCAAGTCGTTAATACCGACCAGCAAAACGAGATTGATTTCGAACTCGTGGCGGCGGATGACTTCGCGGAGCTCGCACAACAACCGGATGAGACCGAAATTGAATTGCGCGAAGGTCTCGCGCGGCGCATCCTGCGCAGTAGTGAAGCCGAAGACGCACTTGATTGGGCCTTCTCGCGGGCGGCGATTGCCGGCGAAGGATTCCTCGGCGTCTATACCCGATTTGTGCCAGGGAAAAGCTGGGACAAAGATGTCTATGTGCGTCGGTTCTACAATCAATTCAGTGTGACAATTGACCCGGCGCACGAGCAGCCGGATGGCAGTGATGCCGAGTGGGGCTTCATCGGCACGGATATGCCGTGGGAGGCATACAAGAGCGAATTTCCAAAGAATGCTCAGCGGCATGAGAATGCGGTGCTAGATACCTCCGATGCGGATTTTCGAGCCTTAGGGGAAGAGGAACCGGGCTGGTTCACGATCAGCGACAGCGACAAGAAAACGCGCATGTGTCGTGTGGTGGAATATTTCTACACGGTGTATAAGAAGCGGATGCTGTCGTTGCTCTCGGATGGATCATCGGTGTGGAGCAAGGACGTGCCGGAAGGCACCCCGCATCGTGACGATTACGAAGCAGACGTCGCACCTGACTCCTTACCGCTGCATGTGGTGGATGAGCGCGACGAGCCGAAGAAAACCATCAAGTGGTGCAAACTCGACGGCGCACAGATTTTGAGCGAGACGGATTGGGATGGTCCTGACTTACCCATCGTAAAAATCGTAGGTGAAGAACTTCACCCGCACGATCAGGAGCGTCGCGTGGAAGGCATCGTGAGGCCGGCGCGTGGGTCGAATGAAGCCTACAACGAGATGTTCTCAAAGCTCCGGGAGACGTTGGGTCTTGCGCCGATTGCGCCGTGGCAGGCGACAATGGAACAGGTGGAAGGCTACCTGAATCAGTATCAACTCTCGGCCACGCGGGCGATTCCGATTTTGTTTTATAACAGCGTGAACGATGCGACGGGGCAGCCGCTTGAGAAACCGACACGGACACCGATGGGCTCGGATGTGGTGGCGATTGTGCAATCGCTGCAAATCTTCGACGAGGCGGTGCAGACCACGACGCAAGTGCCTGATTCGCGTGTCGGGAAAAATACCGATTCGCATCTTAAGAGCGGGAAAGCGATTCTCGCGTTGCAGCAGCAATCCGAGACAGGCACGTCGGGCTACTCCAAGAACAAGCGGCGCTCGGTGCGCTATCTCGGGCAAATCATCAACAACCTACTGTATCCGGTGTATGGGAAGCGACCGGGTCGGCTTACTAAAATCGTGACGGGTAACAACACGGCGCAGGACGCGGTGATTGGCCAGCCTGCGCCTGGCGCGATGGTGCCGCCGAATGCGAAGACTTATACCCTCACCGAAGGCGCGAACTTCAATGTGGTGGTGAAAGTCGCGCGGGCGTCCGCGACACGGCGCGAGGAAGAATCCACGATTGTTGGAAACATCATCGGCAGTAACCCGATGTTCATGACGTGGTTTGGGGATTTGTTCTTCAAGAACCAGGACGGACCGGGCCATGACGAAATGGCGAAGCGCGCGAAGGTGATGCTGGCGCCGCCGATTCAGCAGATGTTGGCTGCGGATGCGCAGGGCTCACAGGTGCCACCGGAAGTGCAGCAGATGCTGGCGGCGAAAGACGCGCAAATCAAACATGCCGAAGCCGCGATGCAGGAGTTGCATGGGCAAGTGCAAGGGAAGATGGCCGAGATTGCGAGCAAAGAGAAGATTGCGCAACTGGAAATCGAGAGTAAGGAGCGCATCGCTGCCTTGGACCGCGAAGTGAAACTCGGGGTGGCGGAGCTCGGTGCGAAGGTCGATCGGCTTGAGCTGTTCATGCAAGAGTCGCAGTTGGCGGGTGCGCGAGTGCATGAAGCGGCACTCTCAGCGGCCGACGCGCATCATGAAGCGGCGATGTCGCAGATGGAGCATGACCAAACGTTGCAGCAGGGCCAGCAGCAAGCGGCACTGACACCGCCAGCGCCTCCGGATCAAGGCGCACCGTCGCAGCCTGAACCGTCACCACCAGCACCGACAGGAGCGCCACAGTGAACGAAGAATCAACGGTGCCCAATCCCGATACGGCGATTACGACTGAATCGCCTGAAGAGAATATTTCGCTTGGTGACTTCGCGGCGAAGGTGAACGGCACGCCAGCGACGGCTGTGGCGGAGCCTGAACCGACACCGACGCATGAACGGCATCGTTCGAGAAAGCAGCAAGCGCGGAGTGGCGATGTGCCGCGCATTGCCGAGTTGACGCGGCGGCTGCGTGAGACGGAAGCGGAACGCGATGCGCTGAAAGGGGGCACCGCCCCGGTGCCTGCCGCAGCCGTTGCGCCAGTGGCCAGTGCTGGGACCACGACTACTCCCCCGCCGACATCTCGTGCTGCCGCTGCGCCATTACCGCCCGTGCGCTCCGCCGATAAAGATCCGGAACCGAACCCAGAGAAATACGACGATTACATCAAGTGGCAGCGCGATTACGGCTTATGGGCTGGACGCGAATCGTTGCGGGCCGCACGTGCCGAGCACGAGCAAGCACAGCAGGCCGAGACACAGCGCACCGAGGCCACGCGGCTTGAGACGCAATGGAAGGCTGGCATCACGGCGGCAAAGGCGAAATATGCCGATTTCGAGCAGGTCGCTTTTGCCCCAACACGCATTCCTAAAAATTCTTTAGTGGATGCGTGGATTTTAGAACACAAAAGCGGTCCAGATGTGCTATACCATCTCCAGAAGCATCCTCAAGAACTGGACGTGATGCTGGCGGCCAGTGATGTCTTTCAGCAAGTCGAAGCACTCACGTTGCTGTCGCAACGCCTCTCGGGTTCGCGCACCGCGGCTGTCGTCACCGGAGCAGCCCCTGCGCTTGTAGCACAACCCGTGTCTCGTCCGCCGACTCCGGTGCGGACAGGCCCGATGCACGGCAGCGATGAACCGCCCGATCCCGAGTCCGTTGGACTGAGTGGGCACACGCGGTATTACGGCACGCCCAAGTCTCGACGCGCGCACGAGTAACGGCCTTCATCCTGGCGTCCGGAGCGGCGCTGGTGAATACAACCATTTCCCCGAATTGGGTCAGCATGGATACGGCCGCGTTCTTTCAGAACAGCACGCGGCTCTTCGGATCGTTCGATCCGCATTGGGAAGGTATGTGGCGCGATCTGCCCGATGGGGCCAAGATTGGCTACACGGCCCAAGTGCGTCTCCCGCAGCGCTGGCAAGTTTTCGAGGGACAGGCGCTGCAACAGCAAGCGATCCTCAATCAGACCGTCACGGTCAGTATCAATCATCAACTCCAGGTCGCGCATGGCTGGTCCTCGGCGGATGACAAGCTCGTCATCGAGGAAGCGCAAGAACGCTATGACCAGCCGGCTGGCGTGTCGATGGCGACGGCGTGGGACAAAATCGCGGGCGTGGAAGTCTATCGCTCGGTCTACATGCAGATTGGTGCCCCAGGCGTGCCGCTGTCCAGCGATCAGACGTGGTTGGATGGTGTGGCGAAGCTCGGCAACGTCGCCGTGCCGGATGATGACTTGCGGGCGGTGATTGATCTCAAGACGCACAGCAAGTTGCTCGGCGCGAACATTGGGGCCTTCAATCCGCAGACGCAAATCAGCAAGTATTTCCGCACGGGGCAGTTCAACGAAGGGGCGCTCGGTGTTGAAGAGTGGATGAAGGATTCAGTGGGTGTGCCGACGCATACGACGGGCACCTTCACGACGTCGACGCCGCTCGTGGATGGCGCGCTGCAAACGGGCTCAACGCTGGTCACGAAAGGCTGGGGCACGTATAGCTTCAACGCGGGCGATACGTTCTATCTGGCTGGTGTGAATGCGGCGAATCCCATTGGCTACACCGACACGAGCGATCCGCAGGCCTTCTCGCTGCAAGTGGCTGTCGCTGGAGCGGGTGCCGCCACATTCACGATTTCGCCCGCGATCATTCCAACGAACGTCACGCCGATGTCGCCGCTGGCGACGGTGACGAGTTCGCCCGCGAACAATGCGACGATTCTGTTTGTCGGATCGACGGGCACCGTGAATGCGACGATGTCCGCGCAGACCTCGAAGCAGTCGCTGCTGTTCAATCCGGCGGCCTTCGCGCGGGTGTTGGCGGATCTGCCGGTGAACTTGGCCGGTGCTCGAGCAGGTCGCACGAGCCGCGCGGCGGGCATGGAGGATAAAATCTCCATGCGCTACGTGGACCAATACAACATCCAGACGGACCAACTGCCGCGTCGCTTGGACAGCATTGGCTGTGTGGCTGTAATTTTACCGTACTTCGCTTTAAGAGCTTGGAGCTAATTATGGCCCTTCAATCACTTCAGCTCACGGCAGCGATTACGGCCTCGCAGTTGACTTGGCCGGTCACCAGCACGGCGGCCTTTCCGCCCGTTGGGACGCCGTTCGTCAATCAAGCGGTGTTGTGCGATGGCGAATATGCGGTCTGCGTCGGCGTGCCGGCCGTGAACGTCATCACGGTGCGCAGTCGCGGCAATGAAGGCACCGTCGCAACGCCACACGATGTGCTCGCGAACGTCTACACCACGGCCAACAACGCGGATTGGGGACCGGTGCCGCCGGCGGTGACGGTGCAGAACGATCCGTCTGATGATGCGACGATTTCCATTGGACAGGATTCGACGATCATCGTGTCGGCGGGCAATGCTGCCTACAACATCAACAAGGCCACGGCGGCGGCGATTACATTGGCCGCGCCATTGCTGTTGGCGAACGGGACGATGGTCGTCTTCACCTCGCAGACGGCGGCCGCGCACGTGATCACCGCGACGGGCTTATTCATGGATGGCACATCGGGTGCGCCGAAGTCTACCGCCACCTTCGCGGCCTTCAAGGGTGCGAGTCTGACGCTCGTGGCCGAAAATGGCTTCTGGAACGTGTCGGCGGCACCACAAGGCGTGACATTGAGTTAATCATGGCTGATCCACAGAAAGTCATTTCGAGTAATGCGTTGCAGGAAGCGAATCTCCTGCATTCGCCACAGAGCAACGAATCGAAAGAGCGTGTGAAGTGGGAGGCGCAGTGGTCGTCGTTTGGGCCTGGACTGCGCCCCTATGTCAAGCGCGACTATCCGATGATGCTGTATCTCGCCGGACGGCCCGAAAGTGGGATGGGACCAGACACCATCATCGAGCAGGAAATCGTCGAGGACGCGGGCGGCCAGGAAGATTTTCTGCGGTCGCGTGGCTTTCGTCCAACGCCACTGGAAGCGCTGGAAGCCTTTCAAGGTCAGCAACTGGAATTTGCCAAACTCGCGGCGAATCTCGAATATCAGAAGAAAAATCAGCTCTCGCCGCGGGCGGCGGCGGAAGTCGAAGCGGCGCAGGATGCGTCACCCACACATCTCCCGATGGTGCCTGAGACACCGATCAAACAGAGGGTGAAGTAGTGGCTTCCGTGCCGTTCCCGTCCGTGCTCTATGACGCGACGGGACTAGCGATCACGGTCGGCACCGCTGATGCCGCAGCGCAATTACCGGCCACGTTTGCTCAGGTGCCTACTGTGGCGGCGACGTTGGCCGTGTTTCCACCGGCGCTCTTGGCACAAGTCGTGTCGATGCCGTTGTCGCCGACGTTACCCGTAGCGTTGAAGAACGCGATTCTGGCGAATGTGCCGAAGAAACAGCGGTCACATGATGAGAGGGAGAACTGATGGCTGCGATTGCTTTTCCGACGTGGGCGTATAACCTCACGCAACCGGCATTGATTGTGAACTCACAGGCCGCCTTCAACGCGCTCCAGCCGGTTGGCACGTGGGCGCTGACACCGTTTCCCGCTTCATCGACGGTGGTGCCGTTTGATCCGGGATTTCTGATTCTCGACGAACGGCAGCAACAATTACTGGTCGAATCGCGTATCGCCAATATGCTGTTGCAAACGATGGCCGGTCCGAATCTGGATGCGGTGGACATGGCCGGGTTGCGGGCGGATGTCCTGGCGAACGATAGCTCGCCGACCTCGTAATAGCGTTGCAGCGGGTATCGTTGACCGTCGTCGTCGGCAACGAGTGACAGGAGACTTCGATCATGTATATGCAGGGACTCGTCGGCGCGAATCGTTACACCGCAGGCAGCAACAACATCGCTCGCACGGACAAGGATGGTTGTCTCGTCGTCGAGATCAACGGCCGACTCTACGAGAGCGCCTACAACGGCCGCGTGTTCAACGGCGGTGCCATCGTGACAGCGCCGGTGATCTTCTCGACGGCGGCTGGCACAGGTGGACCGATCCTCTACAACGGTGGCACGAGCACGAACGCCGTGCTGCTCAAGGTCGGGATCAGCACCAGCGTGGTTACGACGGTCGCGGGAGGTGTGGGCCTCACGGGCGGCACGAGCATTCCACTCACATCCACGACGGCGGCAGACTTCGGTCCGAAGAACAACTTCATGGGCGGTGCGGCTCCGTTGTGCAGCATCTTCCGTGTGGGCACGCCAGTCGGCGCTGGCGGTTTCTTCGTGCCGCTGCTCGCGGTGCATACCGGTGCGTTGACCGTGGACACGACCGATACGGCGTGGTTCGATATCGAAGGCGGGTTTGTGGTGCCGCCGACGGGCTGGATCTCGCTCGCAGGGTCCGCGACGCTCTCGACGCTCGTTATGCAGGCGAGTTTTGTGTGGGCCGAAGTCCCAGTGTGATCTAGTAGACTGTTCTCTAGTATAATCCTTGGATGCTTTGCAAGGATTGTGGTTTACTGCCGATACTGGAGAATGCGAAAGGGTGTGGTACTGGCCGTTGTCGTTTGTGTCGTAACGCTTGGATGCGAGCTTATGATCAACGGCCAATTCCTCGTCAACGTCGACTAGCTCGTTATGCACAGATACCGTTACGGAAAAAACGTGACTATCACTTAAAGCGTAAGTTCGGCATAACTTCCGTCGAATACGATGAGTTGATGGCACGACAAGACGGTTTGTGTGCTATTTGCAATGAAGACGGAAAGAGCAAGCAGCGGAAGAGAGACTATACACCACTGTTCGTAGATCATGATCATTGCACTGGACTCATACGCGGCTTGCTCTGTAATGATTGCAATTCTGCGGTCGGGTTACTTCGCGATAGCGTTGAGCGAGCAAAAGCGATGGTCCGTTATCTTTCGTGAGGATTCATGCCGATAGCCTCGCCTGATCCGAACGACCTTCCGCTGATTGGGCAATCTGTGCGCGTCGTAGGTTATACGATTCTGCCGCTCGTGGCGTGTGGATGCAGTGATAGCGATTCGTTACAGTTGATCGCGCAAGTGGCGGATGGTAAGTTTTCCGCGACGACGGCCACATGTCCGCAGTGCCAATCGACCTATCGTGTCGTGACGATCGAGACGGATGCGCGCGGGTTGTTGGTGTTTGGACTCGATAAGCAATCACCGATACGCCCATGAGTGTCGTCGCGTTGGATCTCGTCACGGCCGCGTTCCAGAATCTCAATGTGTTCCAGCAAGGCGCGTCGATTCCGAATGCGCAAGCCAACGATGCGTTCCTGCGGATGAATCGGATGCTTGGTATCTGGGCCGCGCAGCCGTTCACGATTCCGGCGACAGTCGGTGAGACATTCGCGCTTGTGGCGGGTAAAGGTGGCCCGTCGAATCCCTATACCATCGGCATCGGCGGCGATTTCAACACCGATAGACCGTTGTCACCAGACTATATCAGCGCGGTCGGATTGAAACTCGGTGGCACGACGCCTGCGGTCGAGATCCAGCGGGCACTCTATACGCGCGATGCGTATCAGGCGATTGCGATCAAGGAACTGAGCAGTGCGCTCTTTACCGGGCTGTATTACGTGCCGACGCGCTCCGGCGTATTAGGCACCATAAATCTGTGGCCGGTGCCGAACACGACGCTTCACAGCCTGGTGCTGTATCACGATTCGCCATTGGTCGCATTTGCGGACCTGAACGCGACAACTTACGACTTGCCGCCGGGTTATGAAGAAGCGATCATCTACAACCTTGAGCGCAGGCTTGCTACACCGTATGGGCGCGCGATGCCGGCGGATGACCTACTCTTGGCGAATGCGGGTATGCGGTTGATTAAGCGTGTGAACGTGGGTCTGCTGGATATGCCGAACGACTTCGCGCGTGATCGGCGCGGCGGCTATAACATCAATGTCGGTGGTCCGCACAACGGAGGCTAGGTGTCACAAGTCACGAGCACACGTATTCTGCTGCTTGGCACCGAGAATGCTGATAGCACCGTGACGGGTGTGACGACGGGCACATCGCAGCCGGTGCAGATGGCCGATCACGGCATCGTCGCGGTGATTCTACGCAGTATTGGCACGACGAGCGGCGGCACGGTCCTGATCGAAGAGGCCGATTGGGGACCGCTTGAGCAGGTCTACAGCGGCACGTGGAGCGTCATTGCCACGATTACGGCGGCGAGCTTTACTGGTGGTGCGCAGGTTATCACGCACATCACGGATAGTTCGTATCGCTGGCTGCGCGTGCGCATCAGCAGCGCGATTACGGGCGGCGGCACGATGACGGCGGTGCTCACGTCGCGCGGGGCGCTGTGACGCTTGCGGAACGACTTGCGGACGCGCATCAACGCAGCGTGGCGCTCTATCTGCGACGGCAGCAGATTGAAGCACAGCGGCAGCAGATTCAGCAGCAGGCGCAAGCGTGCGATCTGGAGTTGGTAAAGCTCGACGGCGAGATTGAAGTGCTCAAAGCACTGATTACCGAGGTGTCTCCTGGCTAATTCTATTTTCATTACGCCGGGTGGATTCGCCAACAACGGGAGTTCGGTGTCGGTGGGAGTGCCGGTGCTGTTTTCCGATGGCACTTTATCGCTGCCATCGATCGCATTCTCCAGCGAACCAACGCTGGGTTTCTGGCGTCCCGCCGCATCCACGATACAAGCGCAAGGGTCGTTACAGATTCCTGGTAATTTGTCGATGGTGACAAGCGGCACATTTGTGACGTTCTCAGTAGCATTTAGGCTGAGCGCTCCGGGAACGGATGGGCAATTAAACTTT